CGATGCGATTGAAACGAATATCCGCATAAATCCCCCTGGCCCGATCACACATCCTGTGGATTCCGGCAGCGATGAAACCGCCGACGTGATCAGCGGCATGATCCGCCAGATAGAATACGCTTCCAATTCCCAGACAATTTACAGTCAGGCGGGACGGGACTCTACGGCATCGGGATACGGAGTAATCGAGTGGGCGACCCGTTATACGAGTCCGACTTCCTTCGATCAGGAACTCTACCTCGTTCCCAACGAGGACGCCTCTGTCTGGTGGTTCGATCCTCTCGCCCGGCGCCCGAACCGCGAAGATGCCATGTGGGCTATTAAAGGCCCGAAAATCCTCAGCCAGGAAGCCTACATGGAGGCTTATGGGAAGAAGCACAAGGTTCTCGACGGCGGATTCCTGAGCACGGTCCAGACTTACGCCGGACGGTTTCAGGACATGCTCGGATGGTCCGGCAACTATCAGTCCATGAATCTGTGGACAACGAACGGCAAGGGGCCGTTCTGGGTTGCCGAGTTCTGGAGAGTAACCGTAACGCTCAAAACGCTGCGGCTCTACACGGACAATATCGCGCGCTACGATGATGAGCCTGTTCCTGCGACCGCCAGACGCAAAACAGATGCGGACGGCGACGACAGCGATTATGTCCGCAAGGTTCCTATCCGGAAGGTGATGAAGTACGTCGTGGACGCCTGCGAGGTACTGGAACAAGTCGAGTGGATCGGGGATCATATTCCATGCATTGCCGTACTCGGCCCCGAAATCTGGATCGATGGGAAGCTTTACCGGCTCTCGCTGATCCATGGCATGATCGACAGTCAGCGCGCGTTCAATTACGTCGCGACTTCGATGACGGAGATTGCGGGCAAGGTGCCCAAGGCGCCGTGGACCGGAACCAAAGGTCAGTTTATCGACGAAAAGTGGTCCACTGCTTCCGTAGACGACTGGGCGTACCTGGAAGTCACGCCGGTCGAGATGGTAAGCGAACTGTCGAACGCCAGCACCTTTGCGCCGATGCCAACGCGCAATATGATGGAGGCCCCGATCCAGTGGCTCATCCAGCTTGGTACGTTCTTCCAGGCGGCTATGCAGTCGGTGTCGAGCTATTCGGCGAACGTTCTCGGAAAAGCCAAGGCCGATCAGTCCGGTAAGGCGATCGAAGCGCTCCAGATGGAAGCAAGCCAGGGCAACTACAGTTATCCGGACGGCGTGAACCGCGGAGTGGGGGTCATGTACCAGCAATGGCTTTCGATCATTCCGAAACTTTACAACAAGGCACAGGCGCAGACAATTATCAAGGCCGACGGCGAACATGAGCAGGTGCTCATCAATCAGTTGTTCGACCATCCTTCCGGCAAAAAGAATGCGGATGGCACACCTGTACAGATATCTCACGATCTGGCCATCGGCCGCTACTCTGTCCGTGTTCAGGCAGGTCCCTCGTTCCAGACCAGGAATGACGCGGCGCTGGAAAATCTGGCGAATATGTTCAAGGCCAGCCCACAGTTATTGCTGATTCCGGGAGTGGCGGCCAGCTATTGCAAAATTTTAGGGGAGGGGAACCCGAAGGTCGATATGGTGGCCGCTATGCTGCCGGGTGGCGCGGGAGACGACTCAACTCCGCAGGAATTACAGGCCAAAGTTCAGCAACTGACGGCGCAACTACAGCAACTTCAGCAGCAGAACCAGCAGTTAACCCAGACGATTCAGGCAAAGATTCCGCAGGCTGAAGCAAGCAAGTTCAACGCTTACCTAAACTACCTGAAAACGATCCAGGCGGCGCAGATTACTGCATCTAAGGATGCTGATAGCCAGAAGGCTGATCGCGACGCCGCTCAGGTGGAAACCCTCCTCGGCTTCGCCCACGATGCAGCAACGCAGGCGCAGGAACACGCGAATGCGCTCCAGCTACAGGGCAGCGATCAGGCCCATGAAGCCGCACTCGCGGCGGCGGGAGCGCAGACGGACTCAGATCAGTCGGCACAGGAACATGGACAGGCTTTAGAACAGCAGGCGGCAGCGCCTGGACCGACAGGACAGTAGGCGCTCATCTTACTTGATACCCGAGCGCCTGGCATGTATAACAAAGCAGCAACGCCACCTTACGCCGGACCGCCAAGCTATATCGCGTCCGCGCGCGTAATCAATCAGATCCCGCAGGAATCTTGCCTGCATCAGTCAGCAGACGAACTCCTCAAGTTCGTCAGTGAGCTGGAAAACAAGACAGGGCGTATCGACGATTTACTCTTCGGGGCGCGCCCCGAAGACCCAGATGAGATTCACGGCGTCGCGGAATCCCTCCAGCAGAAAATCGCTGAAGCCTGCACGCGAGTCGCGAGTCTTTGCGGTCTCGCCGGAACCATCGGTAATAAACTCGCCGGAGAGTAAAAGTAAACGCGGCCCGGTGAAAGTCCGGGCATCGCGGCCACCGCCGCAAAAGGAATCATGAGCACAACTATAACCCCTCCGGCCGAAACCCCGGCGGTATCTCAGCCGACCTTCGATTTCATCGCTAATCGCGAACGCATCCGCGCCGAGGAGAAAGCAAGGCGCGAGGGCAAAGTAACGGTGGTCCAGTCGCCTGAAGTGAAACCGGCTGAAGCGAAAGCACCAGAGACATCTGTCACTGCCACACCAGAAACATCTGCCGTTCCGCTGGCCGAAGGAACCGCACCGGCTGCCTCGGAGACGCCCGCCGCGCCCGCAACAGATCCGACCATAGCCAAGCGCCTCAGTGGACGTGAGAGGAACTTCAAAAAGCAGCTTTCGCAGCGTGATCGTGAGATAGGCGCCCTCACAGCGCGTCTCGATGCGCTCCAGGCTGCGCAGCGACCGAGGTCATCCGCCGAACCTGTTCCGGCAGTCGGCAAACCTCCGGCCCGCGCCGATTTCACGACGGATGAAGATTTCCGCCGCGCTGAGATCCAGTTTGAGGCGAAGAAGGTAGTCGAAGAACAACGTCTCGCCGATGCGCAGGAATTCGCCATTCAGGAGACCGCCGCCACATATGGCGAACGGATGCAGAACGGCCCGAAGAAGTACGAAGACTGGGACGCGGCGCTCACAGGAGCTGAGGGAACATTCATCACCACATTCGACCTGATGGACGAAAAGAACGGATGCCTGCCGCTTCTGGGCGCTATCCTGTCCAGCCCCTATCCGGAAGACTGCTTCTATCACTGGTTCAGGAAACCGGACGAATTCAAGTCTCTCATCGACACCTACCGAAGCGGCCCGCGCGGAGCAGAAAAGGCGCTTCAGCAGTTCTGGATGCTTTCCGGGCGTGTAGGGAAAGATGAGATTCCGGAAAAGAAACCCGCAAAAGTAACGCCAACTACTCCCGCACCAGCGCCGCCTGCGCCCGCCGCCGCGGCTCCCGCAATTCCACGCCCCAGTTCCGAAGTCGGAGTCCGCGGCGGCGGCCCCACGGTTCCGGACGGCCCGCCTCCGGTCAAGATTCCAGGCACGAATACCCTGAATCCCGCGTGGAAAGCCTGGAAGCGGGCGCAGGGACAGACATAAAAAGATCTGCAATTTGCTTGACTTTCCGTTTTTTGTTACTATCAAGTCAATCATGGACTGACCGGGCGATGTGGGACCGCTCAATATTATCTGAGCCATCATCGCCCGCTCCCTTTTTCGCAGCCTGTCTGCCGTAGCAGGCCGCAACCGATAACCGATTCAGGACCGTTAAGCCCTGGCGAATAAGACCGCCCCGCGAACGATCTCCTTACCAGCCGGATAAGCCCGGCGAAGGAGGCCCGCGTGGCCGGTAACTACGAAGTAGTACGTCAGGAAGTAACGGGCGATGCGCTCGAAATTCTTTCCAACAATTGCGTTGTTCCCGCCTTCATTGGCCGCGATAAACAGCGGTACTTTGAAGGCAAAGTAAAAATCGGCGACCAGCTTCAGATCAAACGCCCGATCCGGCGCGAGAAATCTGCGTCAGGCCAGGCATTTCAGGGAACCGGACTGGTCCGCGTCACCGTTCCGATGGTGATTGCGTTCTGGGTTCAGCAGTCCTTCGAATTCAACGACACCGAAGAGGCCATGTTCCTTGACATGGCGAACTTCAAAGAAGAGTACACGCGGCCCTGCGCGGTACAGATGACCAACGACATCGATTCTCTGATGTTGCAGTACATCGCGTCTACGACCCCGGCGTGGGTAGGGACTCCGGGCGCTCCTCCGACAACTCTCGACACCTATAACAGCGCACAGACCAAACTGAACCAGCTTCTCGCTCCCGACATGGACCGGGTAGTCATCTGGAACAGTTCGTATCAGCAGAAGGTCATCGGCGCCGGTTCCACCCTGTTCAATCCTTCCGACGTAATCGGCAAGCAGTACCTGAACGGCAAAGTCGGACGCTACGCGGGCATGGACTTCATGCGCGACGAGCAGGTTCCTTCCGCCACCGGTGGAACCTACGTTACCCTCGGCGTTGTGAACGGAGCCGGGCAGGAAGGAACATCGATCCTGACAAACGGATGGGGTTCCGGCACCACGTCCCTCGTCGCAGGCGACCGCATCAACTTCGCGGGCGTCTATGACGTGAACGGGACAAACCGTCAGTCTTATCCGAACGCGCTCAAGGGCTTCCAGCTCACCTCTCCCGTGGTAGACGCCGCAGGCGCACTGACACTTCAGATCTATCCCGCGCTGATTCCGACCGGTCCTTACCAGAACTGTTCGAATTCTCCTGCTGCGGGCGCCGCAATCACAATGGCAGGCGCTTCGGGGGTGCTGTATCAGCAGGCCATCGCGATGCAGAAGGGCGCGTATACCTGCGCGTTCATCGAACTCCAGGACCCCTCTGAATACGGCGCGAAGTGCGTCGTAATGACAGACCCGGACACCAAGATCTCCATGCGGATGATCTGGCAGTGGGATTCGAACGCGGGAGTCGTACGTGTCCGTATGGACTGCATCTTCGGGATCTGCGCACAGTACTCAGATTACGAGAGCGTCGCGATCCTGGGCTAACAGGCATCCGGCCAACAGAGAGAAAAACCATGAAGACACTCATCAAAATCAGTCTCATCGCCAGCCTGACGCTGGCCTCCGCATTCGCCCAGACGGCAACTCCGAATACCACCCTTTGCGCCGCCCAGACCAATACGGCCAAGAATATCTGCCTGACTTCGGCCACCGGCATCATCGCGCAGGCCGGTATTTATGTGGATCAGGAATACGAACTCGTCCAGCAGCCGTTCAACGCCGCAACGTGTTCGTCAAACTGCTACATCCCGGTGTCGCGCGGCAATCGCGGTTCCGGCCCGGTCACCGCGCACAATAATGCGTCGGTCGCGTGGATCGCGCTCACCCCCAACTCGTCCGTGGTTCCCGGCGTCAACGGATTTACGACCAATACTGTCGTCACATCCATCGGTCCATGCGTACGATCGGCACAGACCTATCTCCCCGTTATCTTCGTCAACCGCGGTATCAAAAGGGACTGCAACTCTGTTTCCGGAACCGCCAACGCCGGAGTCGGGGAATGGGTTGATTTCGCGCCTGAAGCCGGACTCGACTTCCCAAGTCCGACACCGCTCCAGGCTGTACCGGCTTCCGGCGCCCTCAGCGTTTCAAGCGGTTCGTACCTGATCACCAAGGCGGGCGTCGCGGCAATGACTCTGGCGGCTCCGACTGCGGGTGTCCAGGACGGCATGGTCATCAAACTGACCTCCGGAACCGCCAACGCCCATACGCTTGTAGCCACCACGCTGTTCTACAATGGCGCTTCCGGCGTTCCGTACACCACGGCCACCTTCGGTGCGTATGCCGGCGCCGAGATCATTATCAAGTCCTACAACGGATTCTGGTACGTAGTCTCGACCGTCAACGTAACTCTCAGTTAAACCGTAATTATCGTCCAGGAAAGAGAAGATCATGACCGGACTTGAAAGATCGCTCGCAGTTATCGAAGAGCACGGCAAGAGGGTGGGTGTCCTTCTTGCCGATGCGGCCCACGCTGTCAGACATCCGCATCCTTACGCGCTTCACCAGCCTGCGCCCGTAATCGTGACGGTCCCTGAGCACACCGAAGTAATATCCGAACCCGCTCACGAAACCACCGCAGCAGGGGGAGCCGTGTACTTCGGGGAGGATGTTCTGACGCACGGCGGCGAGATCGACGCGAATACGGCGACAGGGCCGACCGCGCCAGCCTTCACGCCGGAATCAAACAACTAACCCATGCGGCGGGGCTCACCCTCCGCCGTGACTTTAGAGAGGACTCCAGATTTGGTCAATATAGCAGGACAGGAATGGACCGGAAACGGGCTGGAACTCAGCCTTGAGGCCCACTCCGAAGAACATGTCAAAAACACGCGCCAGCTCCTCAATCTGAGTGCGGGGCGTCCGCAGACGATGGCGCTTCCGCACTACAATCCGGCCGATCATCCCTGGCCGAAGCATGTTTATCATCCGGACGGGCGCGATATGCAGGTAGCCGACGAAACCGCCATGAACACAGCCGTTCAGTCCGGATTCCGCGACAAGCCTTATCCGAAGGCGCCGGGCGGAGCAGATGCGGTTAAAGCCGATGCGGCGAAAAAGCTGGCCGCGGCGGAAGCGAACTCCGCAATTCAGGCATCGCTGATACTCCAGATGCAGAAGGATCAGGAAGAAATGCGGGCGCTGCTCGCATCCATGAAAGCATCTGCGGACAACGAAAAACCTTCAGCCCGCAAATAACCCATGCCCGGCGGAATCCCGGTAACCGGGACCACACTCGCGACGAATACCCTGAAGTCGCTGGGCGTGTGCGACCCCGGTGGAATGCCGAGCGCTTCGGATCTCGCCGATACGATTGCCGAGACGAACCGGATGCTCGACGAGTGGAGCGCGGACAATACGCTGGTCTATTCGACGCGCACCGACCGTTACAAGATGACGGCGGGAGCCAATCCGTATGCGATAGGGCCGATTCCCGCAGGATTCTCGGGAGCGTTTGCGCTGAACCCCGGCGTGACAATCACCGCTGTGACAAATGCGAATCCGGCGGTGCTGACAAGCCCGGTTGCTCTCGTTACAGGTCAACTGGTATTTATCTCCGGATTTACCGGCGGATGGACGGGCGCCAATGCTTCCTTTGTGGTCACAGTGATCACAGCCACCACGTTCTCGATCCCGATCGATTCAACTACTTTCGGAGCGATTTCCGGATTGCCGATCG